CTTCAACATCATCTCCGCCTTCGTCGATATATCTATACGGTTCCCTGCCATACAATCTCTCAAATCCGAGCTCCGCGCTCATGTTGTAGCAGTCGTTACAAACATTATTTATCCACGAAGTCCCCTTCCAACCAGAGCTTACTCCCCGCCCTGCTTTGTGCCTTTCCCCATTTGGGTCGACTATTACTGAGTTGTACATTGACTCAGCAATGCATGCCACAAAAATCTTGTGGTCGTCGGGTGAGTAGGCTGTTGTAGTTAAGTAGTCAATAACAGTAGCCATCTCCCATTGGGAGTGATACAGGTTGAAATTTGTCCAGTCAAACATGAACTTCGGTATCGCATCTCTTTTTGCAAAGAAGTACATTAAGTCATCATCTGGCGGCGCGTTAATTCGCGACCTCCCAATCTGCCCGTCCCCCTCCACGAAGTACAGCACATAAGCAAACACCACATAATGGAGTAAGCTGCCTGGCATGAGAGCCCTCCTCTTGTGCCCGTTCTCGTCCAACTTAGTCACTATCTTAGTAGCATTGAACAATTCAAAATCTCTACCTAGCATGGGTATCACGTCAAGCATCTCGAATAAGCTCTTTTTGTTGTGCCGCACAGTCACCGTCTCGACAACATCGCCAACCTCATCAATTAGATCCACCGTAGCTTTCCTAACATCTGGCGCTAGAGTATTAAATACTGTACTACCCTTAGTCAACCACTCTGCTCTCCTCTCGTAGAAGTCGTTGAAGTTGTGAACTTCCTCATGTATCTTCTTAGTCCCCAGCCTCATGTAGGACTTGTGCAGCGCCTGGACGAAGTCTTTCTTGTATTGTTCGGATGTCCACAGTTGAAGGTTGGGATCATACGCCCGGTGATCTGGTTGATCATAGTCCCAGGTGCTATCTTCTACTTCCTTGTACCAGTCTGCCTCTTCAACTTCCTTCCCAAGCATCTGATCGTAGTAGAGTAGCCTGTGTCTTTCCACTTCCGATATTCTAACCCCTAGGAAT